CTCGCGTGGACCCCGTCTAATCTCTTGCGAACCCGTTGATTTTCAATGGATTCAACAAGGATTAGGTAGGTCTATTGTTAAGTTAGTGGAGTCGCATGAACTGACAAAGTTCAATGTTCACTTCACAGATCAAGTACCCAACCGTATAGGAGCCCTATTGGGCTCTTCTACGGGCAAGTACGCGACCCTTGACCTCAATGAGGCCAGTGATCGCGTGTCACTTGATCTAGTGCACCTGCTGTTTCCTCCTCATATATATGAGTACTTGGAAGCTTGCAGGAGTTTGTCGACAGTGCTGCCATCCGGTAAGGTTTTAAAGCTTCGAAAGTTTGCGCCAATGGGTAGCTGTTTATGCTTCCCTATTTTGGCACTGACGATCTGGGCTATCCTTACTGCGGCTGCACCTGATGCGGATACGCGTGAGCGTATCTTAGTGTATGGTGATGACGTCATCGTTCCGACAGCTTATGCTGTGAATGCGATGGAACAGCTCGAAACCTTTGGTTTAAAGATAAACCAGGATAAGAGTTGCATCAGTGGACTCTTTAGAGAGTCATGTGGCATGGATGCCTTCAACGGCATAGATGTCACTCCTGTTCGTATTCGAACAGTCTGGTCATCATCACAACGTCCCGACGTCTATACTAGTTGGATCGCTTATGCGAACTCCTTCTATGATAGACGGTATTACCACGTATACGATTATATCGTATCTAAACTGCGCGCTATCTATGGCGCAATTCCGAGTGACGACATGAATCTTTCATGTCCCTCACTACGTGACGTACCACAATCGGAGAGGCCTCAACGCCGGCGTATGAACAAGAGCCTTCAAAAGCTCGAGTTCAACGTTTTCGATGTTAAGACCCGTCCTATTACTAAGGTTCTACCTGGATGGTCGATGCTTCTTCGGTATTTTACCGAAGGCACCAGCCAAACTCAGGTTGACCCTGATAGAACACCGAGTACACGCCCTTCAGCTTTATATAAAGCTGATCGAGCGTTCAGTGTCGGATCA